CAATGTCAGCGTCGGTAAGCTCCTGGTGGAACGTGTCGAGCGTCCATAGGTGGTGTTCGACGCTTACGCCCTCGATGCTGGCGTAGTGCTGCGGCGCGTCGTCCAGAATGCGCAGCTTGAACCGCGCGCCCTGTTGTGCAAGCCAGTGAAGCCCAAGCGCGGCACTGTTCAGCGTGGCGCGGTTGTGGCTTGCGCCGAACCACAGCAGCACGGGCGTGCCTCGCTCCTGATGCTGCCGCCCGTATGAGTGATACGCCGGGTCCATGCGGTCGTCGATGACTGTCACCGACCCCTCGTCAGCGCCCATTTCGTCTATCACCGCTTCGGCCAGCCCTGGCGACGACACGACGATATGATCGACCAGCGGCAGAAACTCGGCGGTCTCGCGTGGCATCAGCCAGTGGATAGGGTCGCACAAGTCCCATACGATGGTCGCGCCAAAGTTGCGCGCCCGTTCTGCTAACTCCTGCGCTGGTTTCTCGCACCACTTGCTGAACACGTGGGCGTCGTAACCGTAAGTGTTGCCGCCCATGTTCAGAATGTCGCGCGCCTGCACGCAGTCGGCCCACTCCGCGTACTTCGCCGGCCACCAGGCGCGGTAGCGGGAAGACGCCCACTCAAGCGGGCCTTGGGCGATGAACAGCGTTTTAGGCACCATACGCCACCTCGGCGTCAACCACATCCTCGAAGGTAATGCCGCGCCGCGCGTTTTCCAGATGCTCCAGCAACTCGCGCCGGTTCTCGGCTATCTGCTGGCGCAGTTCTTCTTGCGCCGCGAAGTATTGGCGCAAGTTCTCCTGGTTGACCGGCTGTTCGTAGTCCTGCCAACCGAGCGCGTAGCTGATGTAGTGCCCGCAAGCCGCCGATGGGTCGCCGTAGAGCTTGAAGCCGGCGTGCCGCGCGTACCACGCGAACCGTATGTCTGAGCCTACCGAGTCGGTCTTGACGCCGCGCAGGGGGCGCAGGGATTCCTCGCCCCGCAGCACCGCTTCAAGGTCGTAGGGCCACACGTCCATGTCGTCTTCGACGATGAACGGCTCGCCCTTCAGGATGGGCGCCATCGCTTCGAACACCGAGCGATGAACCAGCGTGCAGCCCCACCCCGCCGAGCCGATCTCAACAAGGCCGCCTTCGGGGTCGATGGGGTTGGTATACCACCGCGCCGGCCACTCGTCCCACACCGCGCGCCACACCGGGTTGATGGGGAACATACGCTGTGGGTAGAAGCCTGCCACGAACGGCAGGCCGTGGGCGCGCAGCTTTTCCAAAGTGTCGTGCGGGAAATGCTGGTCTGCGTCCGCGAAAAAGATGAAGTCGTGGTCGCTCTCTAAAAAGTTGTTAACGTGCTTTTGTCGGCCTTCGAACCCTTTGGTGGGGGTGAGTATGTTCCACGCATCGCCCTTCTGGAGCCGCATGGTTAGCAGGCTCGTGATGGCCGAAACGGGTTGCAACTCAGCCCCCACCCCGCCGACGTAGACAGTCCCCGAAAGACTGCCCGCCATGTTGGTATCTCTCCTACTACACTAGCCTCGCTAGTCGGTCACGTCCTTGAACCACACGCCGGCGTCGGCGTTGGTCGCCTTTTGGTCGTACTGGGTCTTGATGCGCAGGATGGTGCTTTCCACCTGGTCTTCGTAGTAGCGGTACATCGTGCCTGCGCCGCCGCCCGGCCCCCAAACAAAGGTCTTGCCGCCGCAAGCGGTGTGCAAGCCAGCTTCCTGCGGGCTGTAGATGACCAGCAGGTCGTCGTCGATGATGTCGGCCAGGCTCTCAGTTGCGCCTTCCGCCGCGCTGTTGTAGGCCGCCGAAGACACCAGGATTTCGCGCACGCCGAAGATATCGGCCAGCGCGCCCCGCAAGCGGGATATGCTCGCGCGCTCGGTGTACTTGATGCGGTCAAGCAGGTCAGGGTGATCGGCCATCGCGGACCACACGATCTGACCGCACACCATGACGATATCCATATCGCCGGGCACGCCGTAGCCAAGCAGGGTTTCCATCGCGCCCGCCACGTCAGACACAGGCGTGCTGGTGGTGTAGGTGGACCACGAAGCGGTCTTGCTGCCGGTGTGCGTCCAAACGCTGTCAGCCATGAAGCTGGCGGAGAAGTCAATCTCGCGCCGGAGCAACATCTGCTGCGTGAGGAAGATCATCCCGTCACGGTCCAGGTCGATAGGCGTCACGGCTGCGGCTGCGGTTTCGTCGGGGATGGGGTGCTCAAGCGAGTATTGCAGGGTGGCGTAGGTGTCGGTCGTGATTGCGTAGTCGGTGCGCCCGTGGGCTGCGCCGTAAGCACGCTGTTCCATCGCGTTCAACAGCCAGTACGACCGGGTGTAGACCGGGTACGTGCCGCTGTCGTTCTGCACCGGGACAATGGGGAACACACGGTCAGCGGCAAACTGCGTCTGCCGCTGCCGGTGGGCCACGCTCATGTTAGTGAGCGCGGGGCTAACGTATACTACATCATTCCGTGTTGGCATCGTTTATCCTCCTTAGCTCGTGCTGCGTTCCGAGCGCTGCCACAGGATGGAGCGCACGTCGCCGTCGGCAGCAGTGTTGCCGTCTACATAGATGCCCACCACGTTGTCCTTGTCAGTACTGGACGCGGCGACCTTGCCGGTCGAGTTGGGAATGACGTAAACGTTGGTGCCCCAGGTAATGGTCCCGCCAACCTGCACCTTGACCACGCCGCCGGCGGCGACTTTGGCCGCCTGACCGTCGGTTGGCTCGTTGTACAGAACCCCGATAGGCTCATCGGTAGCCGCTGCGACGATCTTGACCGCGCCGGCGGTGCTTGCGGCTTTGACGAGATAGTATTGGTAGCTGGACAGGTCGCCGGTTGCGACCAGGCCGGGGAGGTAGCAGTTCACATTATCGACTGCCATCATTTCACCTCCTGGGCTTTGGGCAAGTCTTCGTTGTACGTAGCGTAGAGTTCAGGGTGTTCCTTGCCGACCTTGTCTGCGGCTTGCCCGTAGTCAAGGTTGAACTTTTCCATCGCCTCTTCGACCGCCGCGTTGAACTTGTCCACGCCGGTTGGCTGCGGTTCGCCGTGCCCGTCGCCGCCGAACTCTTTAAAGAGCGCGGCGAACTGTTCCTGCGCAGCAACTGCCTTGATGCCTTGCGTGGTTTCACCCAGGGATGCGGCAATGGCCTTTGCCTTCTCCTGGTCTTCGTATGTCGCGAGCATTTGGGGCAGCCCCTCGCACAGTTCCTCAAGCGCGCCGTATTCGGCAACGCGGGCGCTGAACTCGGCTTCTGCATCCTGCTCATCCAGCTTGGTTTTGAGTTCGGCGTTTTCGGCCTTCAGCGCTTCGAGTTGTTCGTTGAACTCAGCGCGCAGGGCCTCAAGCTGGGCGGCGACATCTTCGCCCGCAGTTTCGCCCTCGTTGGAGGGCGGGGCTTCTGCGGGTTCGGGTTCGCGTGCGCCAAACATCTGCTTTAGCAATTCGACAATGCCAACAGCACGTTTGACTTCCGCGATTGGGTCTTGGTTTTCACCCATATCTGTAGCCTCCTGTAAATTTTCGGGCGTATCGCCGCCCGTAGCGTTGTTAAGTTCGTTATCCAGTGCCCCATCAAGCGAATAAAGCGCGGTTTGTTTGCCAAAGTAGGGTAGGTTGGTAAGCGCCAGGCCGGTGAGCACGTTGGACACCTCGCGCCCGTCGTAGTCAGTCGGCCCCCAAAGCACTTCTGGGCTGAGGTACTGGTACGCGCCATCACGCACGAGCTGCGCCGCGCCTGCTATCCAATTGCCAAGGCGCGCCCAAAGACCATCGCTGCGCGCCTCGACCTCGACCACATCGGCAACCTTGCCCCGGTACCCTTCGTGCTCGGCGTTGACGGCGATGGTTGTCTCCGGCACTTTGCCAAAGTTGGCGGCCATCTCGCGCACTTTGTCGGCGGTAATTTCTACCTTGCGCCCGAAGCGTTTGAACGTGCCAAGCGGCAGCACGCGAACCCAGGCGTCGGGATCGACGGCGACGTATTCGGTTATTAGGCGTTGTTCCTCGTCCATATCACCCCAAACAAAAAAACGCCCGACCGGGCGCTATTTCTAGCATCCGGTCGGGCGCGTAGAGTCTTACTCGTGGTCGCCTATAAAGGGAGTGGCGCAGAGCGCGTGTCCCTATAGTTAGGGTAAGTTTAGCACAAACGGTCTATCGGGTCAAGCGGCTTCTTTCTCCCCCGCCGTCACCCGCATCGCCCGCATGTGGTCGCGGTAGGTCATGCTACGCGGCATCCCCAATTTGTCTTCAAGCCAGTAGATTTGCTTGAGCAGTTCGCGCCGGCGCATCAGGTAGAACTCTTGCAGCGCATCGGGTAGCGCGTTGTTCAACTGTTCCTCGTCTAAGTCGATGTTATCCATGTTAGCTCCTGCCCGTACCACCAGCGCCCGCGCCAAATACATTTCGCAGTATTCCAACCACCACTCGCGCGATACGCCCTTCCGGTTGTGCCCTCCCCAGATATTCCCGCAGCTTACTTTGCAGTGTCCACCAGCGCCCAAGGTGCGCTCTTGCCTGCCGGCCTTCGACGACTACCCACTGCGCGTAACGCGGCTTCATCACCCGGTACACGCCCGTCCACTTGCCGAACTGCGCGCGGGTAATGCTGACATCGCCTGACTTCAGCCCCGCCAGCATTTCATAGGTGCGCTGGTAGGTCGGCAACTCGCGGGGCGGGGGGTACGTTAGCGTCTCGCGGTATTCGTCCATCGTCATGCGCGTCTGCCCGCCGAGGCTGTCGCCAATTTGACGAATACCATCGGTCAGATGGCTTGCAACGGCCTTCGCGTTTGATGTAATGCTTACCCTCACGTCACTCCCCCAACCACAACTCAGTACATTCGCCCGCGCGCACTTTTGGCACCTTGCGGTAGACCCACACGTGCGGGCAGCCTACATGTATCGGTGCGGGGTTGGCGTCGGCAACATCCTTGCTCACCCACCCCATCGCGATAAGCCCCTGACAGATGGGGCACACACCGACGCGGGGTACAAGCTGCGCCTCGACCTGCTCCGCCATGTTGTTGAGCCGCAGGAAGTCGTCTTGTGCGCGCTGCACCGCGTCGCCGCGCGTGTTCATGGCAACCTGCGGCCCCTTCCAATTACCTCGCGCCGCTTCCCACGCCAGCAGCCGGCGGGCGTAGACGTGGCGGTTCGCCGTGGGCGTCTCCAACCGTATAGCCGCGATGGTGCGGGCGAGGTCGGCGTTGAACGTCCGCACGATGGACGCGGCATCCTCTTTGCTCGCCTCGTTTAGCGCCGAAAGTATCGGGCCGTTGGACAACCGCGCGCTGCGCGTGCATCCCGCTTGCGCGGCAAGGCGCGTCAACTCGCCTTCATACGCCGCCTTGCGCTCCTTCAACAATTGCGCCCGCAGCGCTTCCTCGTGGTCGATGTCGTAGCGCATCGCGAGGTGAACCAGTTGTCCGACGCGCGCCAGTTGGTTGACCTGCCGCCTTACGTCCTGTTCGGTGGGCACGCTTACAACTCCTGGCTGCTCTGCTCTTGATCGGCGGCTACCGCTTGCGCCCACTCCGCGTCACTGATGGCGCGCAGCCGCTTGAGTCGCCCGTCCACATCAGCCGCGCCCAGAATGCGCTTACCCATCGCCGTCAACTCGCGGCGCGTCTTCGGGTCCAGCGCCTCCCACTCAGTACGCGGGGTCGCGGCGAATTGCTCGCCCTCCATGTCTTCGTCGCCCTCGTCCATATCGCCCTCCGGCTCATCCGGCGGCGGTTCGGGCGCGGGCGCGGGCAGCGGCTCTTCGTCCACGATCTCCACCGGCGGCGCGCCGAGCAGTTCGCGCGCCCACGCTTCGGTTTCGGGTGTGTAGGTGAGCAGCGTTTTCAGCATCAGGTCGCCGGCGGCCTTCAGCGTCTCGAAGTTGTCAGGAGCGTCGAGCGGGTCGTGCGTCAGCTGCGGGTGCTCGTTCAGGTCGTAGCCGTTTAGAAACAGCAACTTGGGTATCACGTGGCGGTTCTGCGTTTCCTTGATGATGCCGGCCCACGCGCCAAGTGTGCCGTAGAATAGCTGTGACTGCGTGCGCGACAGGGCTTGCGTCCCAGTATCCCCACGCCCCAACATCAAAAAGCCAACCAGCATACTTAGGGCGATGTTGTGTTCATGGGCCATGATAGCATTGCGTATCGCGTCGGCCTTGCCGCTACCGCCGGACATAAGCGACAGAATAAATTCCTTGGGCACCAGCGCGCCGGCGGCCTCGTCGTTTCGAATGCGGCGCAGTAGCTTGATTGCATCATCATAGGCCGCCTTGCCCGGCTCCAGGTTGGCGCTGCTGCCCGCCTGCTCTTGCAACACCGGCAGCCCGTTCAAGTCGCGCTCAAGACCGATAGCCTCGATCTCTTCAAGCTGCGATGCGAAGTACCACGGGCGGTAAGCCTGACGCAGCACGCTAAGCCCTTCGGGGTTGCCGTCCTTGCTGGTAGTGCGATAAAGGACGGACTTTGCAAGCGGGATGGTTCGCACGGCGTCGGGGCCAAACTGCCCCGGCAGCATTTGGCGGAAACCGAGAATACCGCCGTCTTCGCTGTATACCCACGGGTCAGTCGGGTGCATGGTGTCTTGGGAGCGCAGGGCAAACTTGCGCCAGCCGATCTTGCCGTCGTCGAAGATGCTACCGGCGGGCGCGGCAACTTGCTTGCCGTCGTCCAGGTTCATAATGCCCAGGACCTCACGTCCTTGCCGGCGTTTGTACACCACCTCGAACCACGACCAACCGTACACCAGCACGTCCATCGCCTGGCTGATATGGTCATCCCAACTTTGGCTCATGTCCTCCAGCGCGCCCTCTAGGAACTCCTGGCGTTCGTCGCCATCGGTCGCCGCCTCGAAGCGCCAGCCCGCACCGCGCACCGACATTTCGACCGCGCGCAGCATCGCGGCGATGATGGGCGAGTTGAGCATCATCTGCCGGTAAGTTCGCACGCCGTCGATGCCGCGCAGTTCGCGTATCGGCTCGCGCTTCATGGCGGTGTAGCTATCCGCCAGTACGTTGGTGCCTATTTCGTTGAATAAATCTTGTGGCATAGCCACCCCTTGTTAGTCGTCGTTTTGTCGCAGCTCCAGCCATTCATCCCAGGGCAAGTCTAGAAACGCCTCTTGCATAAAGAGGTCCACGCTTACCATAGAAACATGGCTCCAAACGCCCACCTTAACGCGCACCTCAAACACATCGCCCACATCAAGCCCAAGCGCGCCCGCAATCTGCCCGGCTACTTCCGGCGATATCGGCACGCGCAAACTGACAGGCTCAACAAAAATGATGTAGCCGTGGCGAACCACAAACTCAACATCGTCAATGTCGCCGCCCTCACCGAGTGCCCGCCCGATTGCTTCCACAAACACATTTTTCTTGCTTGTCGTCGCTGACATCATGCCCGCTCCCCGTTAATGCTTAACTAAAACCTCTTCCGTACCGTCATGCCTTCGCGCCGCCAGCGGGACGTTTGATCGACCGGGGCCGGCGGGCTGCTCGTCGTGCCAATCTCAAGCGCCGTAATCGCCCACACCAGCGCGTCCAGCCTGTTCGGTGACGACATGCCAGTGTACGGCTCCCAATTGCAAAGCTCGTCCTCCAGCAGGGCGAACTCCCCGACGTGGTGCGCCATGCCCCGCTCATACAGCGCGACGACCGGCTCGGCCCTTATCGCCTTGCCCCGTGTGGCGCGTACCGCGCGGTAGGCAACGTGCGCGCCGCCCTCGGCGGTTCTAATGGTGGATAACACCATATCCCCGCCGTAGTTGGCTTCACCTACCACCACGTTCGCGGCAAGATCGCGGTACAGCGCGACCGCCTCAGACGCCCACACACCAGGCGGGGCTTGCAGGCTGCGATCCTCCAGTACGTAGGCTTGACCGTCGCGCGCTTTCCCCGCAGCCACGATGCCGCACTCAGTCGCGCCGCCAGGCGGGTCTATAGCTACCACGATCAAGTCGAAGTGGTCGGGGCGAACGACCACGCGCGTGCTGTCCAGCAACCCCCGCGTCCACAGCGCGCCCAGCGCTTCGTCCACGTCCTCGGCTAGCATCTCCTGCCGGTAGCTGTGGCTCGACATATCGCCGCGCAGGTCATCAAGCGCCTGCTCGCTGATGTGCGGGTTGTCGTAGCTGGTGAAGTGAAACGCCTCCCACCGGCCCGACGTGTCTGCAAGAGCCTTAGCAAACATCTTCGCTGCGTGGCGCGGGTCGCGCGCCTTGGATACACTGCGGCTGCGCAGGCTCGGCGGCGTGTAGATGAACACCGCATCGCCGTTGTTGTCCACCAGCATCGGCGCGCCTACCCGCTCCCACGCCTCCTCTTCCATCAACTGCCACTCGTCCATTATCAGCAGGTCGGCGTAGTCACCGCGTAGCGTGTCGGCGTTCCAGGCAGTTTTGGCGCGGATGCGTTGGTCGGTACCTTGCAATTCAATGATGTGCCGCGTCTCGTTTTTGTAAAGTACACCCCTAGCTATCGGTTCAGCCAGGGCATTTGTCACCTCGGACCAAAAACGGTCAATCTGCTCGGCGGTCGGCGTTGCGTATAACACGCGCTTGCCCGCCAAAAAGCCCTTGATTGCAAGGATGGCAACGCCGGTTGTTTTGCCGCCCCGCCGCCCCGCCCGTACGATCTTGCGCTTCGCCGTGCTGTCGATGAAACGCTCTTGGGCGAGGTGAGGCCGGCGCAGGTGTACGTCAATCGTCGTCGGCATACTTCACTAGCAGCGTTACCGGGCCGCTGTCGGGGCCGGCAATTTCTTGCCGCTCTACGTAGCCCCGCTCCTTGCCCTGCGTCTTGAGCAAAAAGATGATGGCGCTTATGTTGCCGCGCGCTACCGCCTTCATCAGCGCGTCCTCGGCAAAGTCAAGCATAGCGTCGCGCTGGTCTTCTAGCGCATCCTGCGCCGTGCTGAACTTCTTCAACAGCGTGTACACGTACCGCCGCGTCACGCCAAGGCGTTTGGCAAGCGTAGTCACAAAGGGCGTCGGGGCAGGCTTGCCATCGACAAGATACCCGTTGCCCTCTATCGCGTCGATTACTTGTTGTGCTGTAATACCGTTCTTAGCCATTGGACCAAAACTGTGTACTCCGCTAACTTCCTACTCTGCGCGGCTCCAGGCCCAGGCCGACCAGGCGCTCGAGCGCGACGGCGCAATACTACGACTCAAGCTCTACCAGCGTCATTCCATAATTGTCAATGCCGGCCTTGATCTCAACGCCCTCGCGCCTAATAAGACGATTCTTTTTAAAAGGCCGATAATCTACTTGATGCTGCCAACGCCCCCACTTGCGTACAATTTTGACTACATCGGGGTGCTGCCTTTTAAGCGAAAGCGCCATTTGATAGCGCCCATCACCCTGATAAAGCTCGTCGGTATTACCACCCTTCATTCGCATAGTTTCAACTTTATCGGCAAGAAAGGCTATAAAAAGAATTGTGCACCATCCATCTTTGAGTACGCGAAGTGATAAATCAGTATCTTCGTTATATCTTCCGCGCCAGCGATATGATAGATTGTTTTTAATTAGAATACATGAATAAATCCGCGTATTGAGTCGATAGGGTCTGTGTTTTTCCTTGACGGGTACAAATGTTTCATATTCAAAGCCTGCAAGCGCAACGTTTTTATAGCGCTCAACAAAGTCCTCGGCGGCGCGAAAAATTGCGCCTGAGGTAACGGGGACACGCAAGTTGCGATTAAATCGATAAAAGTGACTAATATTATCATCTAGTATCCAGTGGCGTTTTGCCCCGCGCTCTTTAGAGTGTTCCCATATCCAGTTACGCGCCGGAATTGACCCCCGCCCAAGATTACTAAACGGCAAAACAAGAATTTTTTGGGGATTGATAACCGCTGCATATTCCTCATATTCCTGCGGCTCAATAACAATTTGATAGGGGACTAGCATCTTTTCAAGCGCCTTACTTGTAAGACGCGATTCTGCGCGCCCCTTGGAAACAATATAAACGGGATAGTTAGGACTCGTTGGCATATCGTTTGTCCATAAAGTGGCGCTCTTTGGCTTCGGGATACCAAATACTTTTAGTATTATCGGTAAGTCTTTGATCTATTAGCGCAGCGAAAGTATTGCGATCTTCGACGGTAGCAAAATGAACCCTAATAGATTGATATGATGTAAGGTCTTCTTGCTCAAATTCCGGCATTCCTTCCCATTCAATGGCATACTCCTCTTCGTTATCAGGCGGTATTTTAAGCTGCTCTAGTTCCCAGTCGTACCACCACGCCTCCAGGTCGGCCCCGATATCGTCGCCCCACTCCAGCGCCTCGACATCCCACGAAAGCCCGACCTCAGATGCGCGGTTGTCGGCCAGCGCCATGTTCACGAACTTAGCCGTTCCACTCTCGATATCCGAGCGCTTGACCACGACAAGCTCGTGCCCATCGGTTTCGACCACGCGCGCCCTGACCAACCCCGCGTCAATGGCAGCTTGCAAGGTCTTGTTGCCAGCAATGACCACGCCGTCGCGAGAGACGACGATAGAGCGCCCAAGCCCGTTGCGCTGCACGCTTTCGTCAAGCAGATATTGTCCGCGCTCTGTGCCCGCGTTCGCGTTGTGCGGGTCGGGCACGAAGTCGGTCGCTTTCGCGTCGTAAGTGTCAGCCATAAGTTACCTACCCACCCATCGCCCGCTGCCCGTGGCAGCCCCGCCACTTTTCGAACTAGACGACTACCAGAACCTGCCCAGTGCTGTTGATGTACATCCAACCCGCCGTTGAGGGCGCGCTCGACGGCAGCGCACTAAACACCACCTGCGCGCTGGATACTGCGACGTTGCCGGTGCTATTGACGGTCACGGTACCCGCAAAGGTCGCGTTGCCATTCGCCGTCAAGCTGCCGGTACTATTGACGGTCATCGCCGCGCCCACCGTCACCGCGCCCGACAATGACATCGTGCCGGTGCTGTTGGATGTTAGCGGGCCGTTGAGCGACCATGAGCCGGTAAGCGTGCCGCCGCCGGACGCCGTGACCGCGCCGGTAGCCGCCAGGGTCGTGAACGCGCCGGTTGACGCTTCGTTCGCGCCAACGGTCGCGCCGTCAATGGTGCCGTCGTCAATATCAAAGCTCGGTGACGCGCCGGGCGTGATGCCGACCTGCTGCAATGCAATCTTGGTGTTCCGGTCTAGTGCTCCTTGAGCCATTGTGCCTCCTAAAATTAAAAACGGGCGTCGAACCAGTAAAGGTCCAACGCCCGCAGTTTTTCTGTCTAAGCGTTTTGCGCTATGTCGCCATCTTGCGCGAGGGCGGGATGACCGTTATCCGCACCTCAAACAACATTGCGCCGTCTTCGGTTATTTTCGTCTGAACGTACCCGCGACCGAGCGCCTCAACCAACCTGCACAAAAATTCATAGCGCTCAAGGTCTATCGCGGTCAGGGCGGTTTTTCCGTCTCCGTGTCCGCCGTTGTCTTCGGGTTCGCTCTCGTCCATAAGTGTACACCAGTAATTTAGTGTGGTCAAGCACAGATGTGCTAATCTACGCCGCCGCCTTGCGCGGCAGCACGGTTAGTATCCCTTGCTCAAGCATCACCTCGGCCCGCCAGCCAAGCGCCCGCTGCGCCAACACCGGGTTACACGGTTCGGCGTCGCCAGCGCCCACGTGCGCGCCCTCATGCCGTATTTCACACCCACCGAACGCCTCGCTTACCGCACGCGCCAAAAACATGATGTCATGCCGCCGCCCCGTGCCAATCTCAAAGCAGTGATAGCCCTCAAGCGGTGCCCGGCACGCTGCAATAAACGCACGCGCCACGTCTGAAACGTGGATGAAGTCGCGCCGCTGCGCCCCGTCGCCATGTACTACCAGCGGTTCGCCCTTGACAGCCGCGCGCACGAAGTTCGCCACCACGCTTGTCTTATGCTCGCTGTGCGGGCCGTAGACATTCGCCAGGCGCAGCGCGACGGTTGTCATGCCATAGCCGAACGCAAACGCGCGACACCACGCTTCGGCGCATCGCTTCGACCCGGCATAAGGATTCTCCCCATGCTTTGCCGCCATACTTGACGCAACCACCACGCGGGGAATATCGTAACGCCGCGCTGCGTCCAACACGGCCCGCGTTGCGTCCTCGTCATCGAATGACACGGTGGGGGAGCGCAGCGAAACTTGTATACCAGGCTCGGCGGCGAGGTGTATGATTGCGTCGATGTTCAATACGGGCGGTCGCCAGCCGGGGCCGACATTATCGCGCCACACCGTCGCCAGCCCGCCAAGCGGGTTGTGGTTACGATCTACCACATGGATATCGTGGGCTTCGCGCGCCAATTCTTCTACAAGGTTGCGGCCGATGAAGCCGCAGCCGCCGGTTATCAGTATTCGCATTGTCCGTCACCTCCATCGCCCAAACTGAACACGCACTCTGACGGCACCCTATTCACGCACCGCCACACCTGCGCCCATGCGTTGCCGGGAAACACGCGCCGAGCGACCCGAATTGCAACGCCCTGCTGTGAATAGGTGCCGGCTTTCGCCCCGCTTGCGCCGCTGCCAACAATGACGACGTAGTGGGTGGTCATTGACAATGCTCCACTTCAAGATCGCCATGTACAGTAAAGTCAAGTTGCATATATACATATGGCGAAGGGCTATAAATTTGCGAAAAAAGCGCCTTTGCCGCGCAAGAATATCCCCCCATATACACGACAATATCAACAGCCTCGCCCACTTCAAAAGAAAGTTCCTGAACCGAACACACTATATCAATGTGGGTAATCGAGAATGTTGCAAAGTATTTTTCTTGGGGCGCATAATCATGGTAAAACTCTAGGCCATTATACTCGGACTTAATATCAGCGCTTTCGCAGCCCTGAAGCACTCGCCCATTCACAAAAACGGCCAAGTTTTTCAATGGGGTGCCGTCCGCTTGCGCCAAAGCCCTCGGCATGGCACCGCTCCTCTCAAGCTCAAACGGTTGGTCAAGCTCCACGTCGGGCAATACGTGCAACAAAAACGCGCCGATGCTGCCGCCGCCAACTGTCTTGAGAAAGTCGCGTCTCGTTCGTTTGGTCATTGGTCAAACACCTTAACATTTGGCTGAACTTCACCAAAAAACGTAGTATGCAAACGCCAGGTCTGCAAACAATAACTCTTGCTTATACAGCGAAGCCGCGCCGATATCTTCATCCCGCCGTTTTGGGCGACAAAATCAACAGGAAGATCAATTGGCGGAATATCCTGAGCGACACAATCAATATCAATCGTCGTGCGCCATCCACCGGGAATATAGCTTAAATACAGTGGGGTAGCGCGATTCCACGTTTCTTTTGGCAATACCGTTTCTGCTACACGCTCGACAAAGGCCCTTACCTTTTTACACCCCTCGACTTCAACGCCGTTGATAAATACTTGCCCCGGCGCGCCAACAAAAAAATTGTGCGTATTCATCAGTCCATCACCTCGCGCCTAATCAATCCGTTTCCCCTCAACTCTATCAGAACGCGGCCCCGCACGGTTTCTGCTTTAATGCACTTCGCGTCGCTTACAACAAGTTCCGAGGGGCTGTTGGGTTCGCGAAAAGCAAACTCTACTGTATCGCCAGAATGAAAACCGAAACCCTGCCGCACACAAGTTATTTCAACGCGCCCTCGCGTATCAACCGCGCCACAATATGGCCCAACCAATACCGCGCCATCCAACGAAATGCCGCCGTCAAAAGTAAGCGTGGCAAATTGCCGTGCATCTATCGTATACATCAATCCTTCACCTCCGGGTCAAGTGCCCCTATCGCGTTCCTGCGCGTCAGCACCTCGTCCAGCCAGTAAAACGTGTGCCCCGCATCCCATACGGCCTGTAGAAATGTGCCGTCGCCGTGGCGCTCGTCGGGCGCGGCCTGTAGCCACGCGAACTTGGCGAACACTTCGCGCTTGCACGCGAAGCTCTGCCCCATGCACCCAACCACCGGTCGCGTATTCCAACTATCGGGCATGGGCGACGTGAAGCCACGCGGGTCTTCCATGCGCCACACGATCACATCGGGGTAGTCGTTCGTCGCTACGCGCTCGGCTATCATCCGTAACGCATCATCAGTTAAAAACTGATCGTCGTCATCCAGGCACGTGACGTACTTGCCCCGTATACGGTCAAGGTGCACCACAAGTGCCGAGGCCGACCACCTGCGCCCACGGCTGCGCCCGTCCAGTATCATCATTTGTTCGTACCACGAATACGTTTGTGCCGCCACGCTTTTGCGGTTTGCGGCGAGCAGCCTCTCGCGCTTGTGCGTTAACAGGTTCCGCGTAATAATCGTCAGAAACGGACTATCGCCGGGATCGGTGTACAAGTCGTCACGGCCCGTGCGCGCCCGAACATCAGCGATACCCTGCAATTGTTCGCGACGCATTCCCGTGTCTACGAAGTCGAAGCCTTCAAGGTTTTTGTTGTCGGTCATCGCTAGCAGTCCTCTCCCCACGATTCCCATTGTTCGCTTTGCATGTCGTCAATTTGCGCCCGCAACCGCCGCACCT